ATAATCAGTGAGCCGTTAAGATTTACAATAGCCATGATTTATCTCCTATACTTCTACGCAAGCGATTTCGACAACTTTATCTTCTTCCATACGGGTTGCGCCGAAGTCTTCACTACGGAATACCTGTACAGAGTGAGACTTGTCTGCGCGCTCTGCGATACGGGTTATGTTGTTAGTGCCTTGCGCCAGCAAGAGACCATCTTCTGCCCAGGCAATAATCTGACGGTCGCTATTTGAATCAAGAGTTAAACGTTCTGAGCGAACAAACGTAAAGCCCATGAATTCATTAACCTTCCCCTCAACAAGTGCTTTTACTGTGTTGAAGTCTGAGCTTGTGATCTCAGTAGTGGCTAATAGATTGGTCAATTGTTGCGCGGAGAAAGCCAGATAGCGGCGAATGTCTGGATCAACATCGTTGGCATTCAGGATTTCAGAAGCGGAACGCAGCTTGGCAATAGTCAAACCTGTTGCTGATGCGGCTACTTTTTGTGAAGCAGGCAGAGTAACCAGAGTAGTACCTGATTTACCCGTCTTAGAAGAACCTAACGCAGCTTCGATAATAATATCGTCGCGTGAACGGTTAAGAGCCATCATAGCTGATTGGGCATAAGTTGAGGTAGGGTCGATCAAAAGACGAACCTTATCAGCTTGGTCAATCAGATCGGCCCATTCAAACGTCCGTAGAGTTACTGCACGGCGTGAATGAGGAGTGTCGATACGCGGAGTATCACTATGGCGAGAAGTACGCTCTAATGCCGCTGTAGGGCCGACCTGCTCATAAAAGCCAGTTTCGCCGGTCTGCGACTCCATTCGAAGTTTTCCCATAAACCGGGAATCTTTTTGCTGTGAAAGCAAGTCGATGTTAGCACCGAATTGATTCACAAACGCGGTGGTGATTTCAAAAGACATAATATGTCCCCTTAAGTTAAACAAAAGTAAGTTTTTGTCCAGCTTGGGGATTGTCGTTGCCGGTCCCATTACTAGAAAGTCGTAAGGTTCCGGCCCTGTGAGGGGTTGTCGGGGAATGGGGCCAAACATCGACCCCGTATTACTTGGTACTAAAACGGTGGCTGGTACTGATCTCCAGCGTTCTCGACTCCACCGGCTTAACGGTTCCCTATACCATCGCCGAAATTGCCTCTACAATGCATCAGTCTGCATATTCACCACTTGCTACATTATAACATTATCTATCTTATATCAATTATATTGTTCATGGAAGAAGTCAATAAAAAGCCTTTCTCCATGTTCTGGATGTTGTGTATTTATGGTGAAGAGTTCCCCATTCTTAATCTTATTCTCTGCCTCATCATTAACAATATATTCTCTTTCAACGCCATCACCGAAAATGAGTTTTATCTTTGTATTATCCATTATATTGTTGCTCAAATAATTGCTGAACTTGACGAGCTACTTGTTTATGTTCTGGATGCTTGCGGTCAAGATAAGCAGGATTGCTCATTAATGTGTTGCGCTTATCTTCAATATCTTGCGGAGTCATCGCCGATTCACGACCATCACCTTCAAGCTTTCCGCTCTCCATCATTGATTTGCCGATATTATGGAACAACTTAGCCATTACTGGATGATCTCCGACCTTCACCCCATCAATAACAGCATTATTCAAGAAGTCTTTGTCGGTATCAGTGGCGAACTCTGCAATAGCCCGTTGAGCAATCCCCGTATTTTGATCGAATGCTTGGCCCCATTCCGTCTTGAGCGCTCCCATCTTCTCATTTAAGGCTGAGTCGTTAGCGCTAGTAGTCGCTTCATGTCCCGCTTGAGTCTGTGCAAATTGCCAAGCTGAGATTTCCTGCACTTGTTTATTGCTCAATCCGATCTCATGCGCCTTAGTTAGGAAGGACTCTTGTAGCTCTGCATTAAGCTCTACGCCTTCAGGAGCAGTCACCTCATAGCCCGTAATATCTTCAGGCCGTCCGAGTCGAGCATAGACATTACCCCAGTCCTCATCAGTCTGAGGCATTGGGATCTTATCTGCTCCAATCATACGCTGGGCGTTTAACCAGGACTTGCTCAGAGACTCTACAGAATCAAACTTCGTAATGTTCTGGTCTTCACGCATATCCTGTGGAAGTGAGTCATACCAATTCCCCTCATCTGGCGCGCTAGCGGGAGCCGCTGCAGGAGCTTGTTCTCCACCACCTGGAGTCCCTTCATCCCCAGCTTCTTCATCCATTAATAGATAATTCATTCCATATTTCATTTAGCGTCCCCTTCGACGTTATTAATAAAATCTCTTTCATTCCAATTAAGCTTTTGCAAGATAGTTAAGGCCACGTCCCGGCGCGCCTCACGGATAATTATTGAGTTAGTATCTGTGCAACCGGTTAAAGGCTCAAGAACATGGCAATACTTCATAATGTCCTCAAGCACTCGCTTGCCACCCGGAGTGTCAAAAGCTTGACAGTAATCAATCTTAAGTTGTTTTGGGGCGGCCACGTTTAGGCTTCTCCATAGTTAATGCTGCTTTAGAAATTAATTCTTCCATACGCTTAACAAGTGGTTGCAGAAACGCGCAGTTTTCTTCTTCCAGTTTTTTTACTGCTTTATAGCCTTTGCCTTCACTCCAATACTCATCCCATTGTTGTTTTACGTTAGTAGCTGTAAGGTCTGCTGGATGCTCTACACCATCAGCAAGAATCGGTACTGTTGCGCCTTCTAGACAAGAAAGAGAACCTGGGCGGGTCACACTGCCCTCCTTAGATTCGCTGGCTCGAAGCAAGGAAATCTGAGGCGCGTAATATTCTTTATTCCGCTCCTTGCATTTCAGTTGAACGCATCGGACCTTAATGTCTTGATGGTACTGCATCATTTGACCGCATAAGCCACATCGCAGCTCTGTGTGGATTGTTACTTTCATATTAGCCCCCTTCGACCGCTTTTAATAAATCTACAAGTTCTTCGTATTTAACATATTCTCCATATTTATCATCACGCTCGAACTCAATATAAATTCCGCAGCAATCAATATCACCGGCTATTTCAGCATCGTACCTAGACACCTCGCTTAAAACCTTTCTCAATAAATCACTCATATCAGCCCCCTTCGACTGTTTGTTGTGATGGTTGTCCTGCTTCACCTGCTGCTATACTTGCTCCAGCTACTGCTTGCCCTGCCTCACCTCCTTGTTGTGCTAATGCTAAGGCTTGGCTCAATTGTTGGATTTGCTGACGCTGTTGTCTAACTGTGTCTCTCTCTTGCTCTTCAGCGAATTTATTAGGCGAGACTCCAAACATTTCTAGCGTATCCCTAACTAATTTATCCCCATTAAGATTATCAGTCAGTAAAGCGGGATTCAATTGTAGCAGAGGCCCTAGTACTTCAACAGCACGAATAAAACCTTGAGACTCTTGCTGCATTTGAGCCATATTTATCTGGCTTGTATATTCAAACTCAAACGATGGCGGCAATGACTCAGGCGGCTCCCCGAACTTACCTTGGCGAAAGAGTATACCAAACACACGGTTAAGAACTGGACCCAGGAATTCAGTCTGAACCCGGCCAAGTATAGGTCCCATCAATCTAAGTTTCTCTTCTGTCCTTTGCAAGACCTCCGTAGCAGTCATTTGAGGACCACCAGCAAACTGAAGCTGATCCACAAAAAATATTGAGCGTATTCTATCTTGAAGCATGTTTACAAAATCTATGCCAATCCCTGGGTTAGCAGACGGAAACTGACCAATTGCGTCACTAACAGCCCCATCAAAGATGTTTACGCCACCTGGAACTGTACGAACTGGATTAATAAACCCTTCGCTTGGCAAGATAATGGGAGGATCAACAGACTTCTGAGCCGCCTTAATGGTCGTCTTCATTACCTCGTTAAGCATCTTAATATCAGGCAATGCGGTCATTGCAGGAGATCGGCCGTAAGTCTCCATAGGTGACTTGTAAAAGCGTCCTACAGGTAATGGGAACTCATTGTATCCACCCTCTTCTAGGAGGTGCCTATCTCTTTCGATGACATAGGCTTCTTCGAACGGGAGATTTAATGCGTTACGTTTATCAGTGTCCCGAACTTTGCGAGGCTGAATAGCATGAATGATAAAGAACTTAGAATCTGGCTTGTCTTTCTTGAGAGAGTCTTTAACCGTCTTACCTGAATCATCACCCCATCGAGCAAAGATTCTATGCGCAGGCCATTCAAAGCGGCGATATACAGTATCAATCTGACCCTGAGGACCCTCTGATATTGCTATTTCAGATAATGCTCTCGACTGGAATAGCAGCCCATCATTGCCTTCACCTTCAGTGATGAATATCCCAGCAGTGCCAAACGCGCCAAACTCTAGAAAGTATTCATAAGCAGCAGTGTAGAATCCACTTTGAGGCGAGTTGATCTCATTAAGCATTGTATCTGAAGCATTAGTTAGCCAGAGTTTAGCCGCATCATCCATGCCTTCGGTATCTGGCCTAAACCAAGTCGTGGCAGGGTTAATGTTTAATCCCACCATACCTGACGCAAGCAGCTCATTAGCCTGTATAGGCGTTGAATCAAACACATTGGTCATGCGCTTCTCACCAACAGCGCGTTTAGTATCGAAATCATCACGCCTCGGATAGACTTGCTCGGCAATCTCCCGCCAATGACTATCCCAGGTCTGCCTGTCAGATTTTAAGTCGTTATATCGCTTAACGATTTTCTCAGCATCAACAGCCATATTATTGCCCTAATAGAGTCTTGCGTTGTTGTTCTTCTGCGACTTGCTGCCCCGCTAGAAGAGTGGCTGGTCTTCCTCCGGCTGCTACTTTGCGCCTACGTTCCACGTCTGCAATTCCCGCTGCCTCTGCCGCCTTTTGTCTTGCTATATTAGGATCAGCAGTAGCTGGCAATTTAGGCGGTTTAGGGGGCGTAGTTCCCAGTATGTCTCCTACAAAACCTCCACACATAATTAACCTCTCATCTTGTAAAGTGTTCCGCTCGGATGGAATCCAAGCTTCTTGTATAATCTATCAACAACAGCAGGATCAATGCCTGCAGTCTGCCCTAGCTGTATATTGCAAGGTTCGACACCTGATTCTATAGCCCATTCAATGTAGCTCTTTATTAACCTGATTCCCGACAAGCCATTTCTATGCTCAGGAATAACATATAACAAGAGATCAGAGGCCATTAGTGTATCAGAGAAATAATGTTCGCTTACCACACCAATGAAGAATCCGTTTATATCTTCATTAACTTCTGACACCAGGCCAACTAGACGGGGGCTTACAATTATGTTTTCTCCAAGAGCCCTGCATTTATCGGCTGAATACTCTGTATGGCCATAAGCTGACTCAGAATGCATCTGACCACCTATAGCTGTCAGTATCTCTATATCGGCTTCTACCATGCGCCTAATCATAACAAAATCCCACTAAGGAATTCGCTAAGACGGTAACCGACAATCGATACCAATATTAATAATCCAGACATAATCGTACCAACAATAATCCCAGCAATTATGGCATCTACTTTGTTACTTATTTTCATAATTATTCCTCTTCAATAATTATAGGGGTCATAACTAGTTTGTGACTGATCAGCATACCGTATAGCGCTAGTTCTTGCTCTTACTTTAGGCCTCCACATTGTCATCATCAGACAGTCAGCCATATTCGGGGAGCTGATTCTAAGCTTTGCCATATCCTGCTTACTCATTATCTGAATCACCCCGCCAGCAAGAACAGGTTTTATAGGGACTCGGCATATCTCAGAGCGCAGGCTTTCTATGTTGTCAATGCCTTCAGAGTCCAAGCTAATCATATCATCAATATCGGCATACTCGCCCTTAACGACCACACGGTAGGTATTATAAAATCTGTCTGCTAACTCAGTGTAATACTGCGATCTATTATTCTTGAATGTGTCTGCATAGGTTAGCTGGTCTTCACCTGGGGCCGCACGTTGTTTCATGTAGATATCATCAGCATTGTCTTGGCCACTTCCCGATAGAGAACCTTTAAACATATGCCACTTAACTCTGGTGCCTTCAAATGAGTCTGCAATCTGGCGCTTAAGCCCAGTACCCATTCCGTCACCATCCCACACAAACCAATCACATCTCTGGCTTAATGCTTGATCTGCTGCCCAATCACACTTCACATCTATCTCACAGCCGCCCTTAGACGCTACTCGCTCAATGATTGACCCATGACGAATGGCAAAGCCTGCATCATCATTCCCCGTGTCTGAGGGATCGTGTGCGGCGACTACAGCGCCTCTCGGTTTAAACAGTGCTTTCAGATTCGGGATCTTATGCGCATCAATCGCAGCATCAAACCATTCGGCCTTAATGATTGAGCCGTCCACTTCGTCATTAAACTTGCCTTCCCATATCCAATCGTATTTGGCTCTAGGTAAATGCTCTCTGTCCCATGCTCTCAGCGCCTCTCCTTCCGCGCCGAACCACGGATTATCACGCCAATTAACAACCACAATGAGATGTAAGTCGTCTTCAAAAAAGCCATCGCGATCTAGAAACTTCTGGTAAGGAGTTATAAACCGTTGAGAGAACGGATCAGCGGATGATTGTGGATTCGCTGCAAACCAGCATTCAGCACCTGGGTTACGTATGATCGTAGGCAGGAGCTTATCAATACTAGCCTGGCTTGCTGTCTGTGCTTCCTCAAAAAAACTATATTTATATCCTTCCGCTGATTGTATAGAGTCTGGGTTCCTAGCTGCACCTTTGTATTTTGTTCCCGCGCCATTGGGTGCTTCAACCTTGTCATTTGTTATCGTCCAGCCTTCTAATTCTAATGCATCTATAGACGTTTTGAATACTCTATGCACAGAATCGGCTATAGAGTCTTGAAATTCGCGGAGGCAATAAATATCAGCGGCTTCACTTTCCATTTTGAGGATGAGCATATCTACAATGCCCCGTGATTTTCCTGAGTTCCGACCACCAATAGCAACCTTAATAGGCTTATTAGTCGTTAAGAACTTCTCAAGCTTCTTATTTACTTTCAGGGTCGGCATGAGTGATCTTTTTGGGGCGTTACTTTCCGCGTTAGCGGGTAAACCGTCATTCTTTTGTAAGCTGCTTCGACTAATTCATCTACCGCCTTATCCATTTCTTCATCAATGCCCCATTCGTCACATTTAGGTTCACTATTTTTCACTTCCACAATACCGGGAGCGAGTTTATTTTTCAGAGCACCAACCCAGCCGAAACATGTTTCTATTTTCATTTGTCTTCCTTCTCGGTTGCATTTACAAACTCAACTGTCCACTTGTTTTCAATAGGCCCACCATTAGGCCCTGATACTTCCTGCTGTGTTTTGTCACCATATTTCTTAGGCTTCTGCTTTGACATTAGCCATTTTCGTGATTCAACCCGCAATCTAGAGCGCTGGATATTCTCGCCGTTCAATCGATAACCAGGATTTTCATCATCGTTCGTGTCCATCCAGTCATTAGAAGCGTTATCAGAAATATCTAGGATATCTTCAGCCATTGCATCAGCGCTTTCTTCTTTCGCGCGTGTGTATTGCTCTAGAAACTCCTTGTGAACTCTAAGCCAATTAAATACTGTGGCAGCACAAGGTAAGTCTTCAGCTTTACATACTGTGCGTAGAGAGACGCCTTGAGATAACTCTGCACATATCTCTGACCCTAGCTCTTCTGTGTAATCTGTTGGCCGCCCTCCAGCCATAGACACCTCCTTACTTACGCTTTGACTTAGATTTGCGTCTCGGCTTAGTTTTAGTAATCTTGATTGTAATTGTAGTTTTGCGTTTAGCTTTTGCTCGCTCTTTCTTTGTATGACTTGGCATAATTACTTCCTTAATTGGAGCATTACAAGAGATTCGAACTCTTACCTACTGGTTGGAAGCCAGTCGTGCTGCCGTTGAACACTAGTAATGCTTATATTTATCTAACTATGAATGCTGATCCACTAACTAGGATATCTGTTGAGTCAGATGTATTCTCAACAAATATCTCTATAAAGTCGTTTGTAGTTAAAACTAATTGCCATAGGGCTGTTAGTGACTGCGGGTTTCCTGAATCAACCCTAGCTAATCGTCCAGATGAAGTAATGACTGTACCATTTAATGCGATGTATAATTTTAAATCCTTATTCGCTCCTGCTGCAGGCTCAATATCAGCAGCAACAATGATAGGAGAAGCTAAATCTGTCTCACCAATATATGTAGCTCTGCCAGCTGTTGTACCAGTGAAAAAAGAAGCTCTCTCGACTACCCAAGTCCCTGCTACCAATGTAGGAGTATTCACAGCAGATATAACAGTATTGGTCGCATTAGCTGTCAAGGATAGTAATGCATCAGGTTGTGTATCTTTGATTCCTGAATTATCTTTAAATCTCCATCTGATATCGTCAACAGTTATATTTTCTAAAGGTGTTATACCACCTAAGAACTCGCAGCTATTTACATTTGCAATGGATCCAGAAGTTACGTTACCACTACTTGCCAAACCAGAAATACCGATGGCTCCTGAGGGAGCATTAAAAATTACATCATTAAATTCAATAGTAGGAGATACATTAGAACCTAAATCAATAAGTTTAACTGTTGCACTCGTAGAAGTGAAATTTACCTGTCTAAAAGAGATAACAGTAGTATTGCCTGAAAAGCTTAACCCTTGATCTGTACAGAAAATCCCACTATTAGAGAAGTTAACAGCTAATAAATCCGTCATGGTGCCTAGCGAAGCACTTTTAAGAATCCTTGCGTTCAATAGTATAGCGAGCGATACGCCTGGAACCGTATCTGTAATACCAAAGATGGCTGCTAAGTCCGCGTCAATATCACAATTTTTAAGAGTAAAAGAGCCTACATCACTACCGGTAAACAGTGTTCCTGTTGATGTTGTTGTGATTTTTGCTATCCCAATAGAACCTCCGGAGATAACGACATTAGCCCCTAATGCAAAATCATCATTACCAATATCAATATTATTATCACCCAGAAAATATTCCGTATTGGCTGCTAGGGTAATAACGTCAGATACCGGAGTAGGGAAATCTGCGGCAACATTTACAACTACTCTATTAGCAATCGGCACTACTCCTGCGCCCGATACTTGAAGACCGCCAGTATAGTTAACTAACCCTGTCACTACTTGAGTGGTTGATTCCAAAAGATTAACATTTGAGTCTTTACTGGTTTCATGTACAATTCGCACATCAGATGGACTAATATCCCCCGTGACATTATCAGCCAATAGAGAGTCTATCTCTGATTGGATATCTGTTCTGTTCTTGGCTGTCATTATCTACCTCAAAAGCTTAAACGAACCGCAATGGTTCCAGATGTGAATGAAGAAATACGCAGCAAGCCGCGTAGGAGACTTAGTAACTTCTTGTGTAACTAATCTGGTTGTCATTTATAATGTCTCTACTTTTTCTTGCGTGTCATCCTATCCCTTCTAGAAAGTCCTGCCTGACTAAGCGCGATAGCTATTTTCTGCTTCTTTTTCGTTACCTTTTTACCGGCGCTAGTTCTAAGTCTGCCTGCTTTAGCTTCTCTTAATACCTTTGCTACTTTACGAGCTTTACCTGCTTTAGTCTTTGGTTTTGCTTTAGCCATAATACTCATTCCTAATAAGTGGCTGCTGACAGGGCGCTAATTCCTGCTCCTGGGGAAATTCTCCCCTTGTCCGTGTATAAGGTGCTTTTAATATCCCTAGATACCCATTGCAGAACCGTAGCTTTCGGGTATCACGGCCCATATAGACTTTCTGCCTTGCCTGCGTGTCTGCTTTCCACGCCGCGGCAGCCACAAATATTATATCACTTTAAATAATGTTTCTCCCTTTTGCATTTTAGACAATTTTGTTTGCACTGCTTCTGCTTTAGCGGCTTACTTTGCTTTCGAACTGGTGTATATTTCTCTATTTCTAATACTGCTATCATTGACATTATTTTATTCCTTTTCACCGTTTCAACACTGTGTCTAGTTCAGGATATTTCTC